ATACAGCTTTCTACTTATTCCATCTAAACATTTGTGATTTTCTAATACTTTAAAACCTGTTATTACAGCCCACTTAACCATCTTTTCATTATCTATAAGCGGCATTGCGTATATATCTTGTTTCTGTTTTCTAGCCCAATCGTGCCAATCTTTGGCAAACTCTTTCTTAATACTTTTTGTCCATTTAAATACATCCATGTGGACAAATAACAAACCATTTACATCTTCGGTATAGATAATGTAATTATCAGTTGTAATTGCCGGAATCTTCACACAGTGCGTTTCCACATATAAACTGTGATATACGGCTGGTAGTTCGCATTAGTCGCGCTTGCGCCTTCTGTGCTATTGGCTACAGTGATGCCTGTTGAAGCATTGCCAGTTGTTCCTGACCCGGCGAATAGCGTAGCGCCACCACCAGCTTGAGCGCCGCCGCCAGCGGCGTTAGTTGTATGCGAGTGGGAAGGATCAGTAACCGTTGCCGTATGCGTATGGCTCGGCAAAGTAGCATTTGCAGCGCCGCCAGTTTCTTCAGCCGTATCAAATAAAACATTGCTGGAGTCAAAGCCAACAGGCACCCTTCCTGCGCCAAATGCAGTCCAAGTGCCGAAGCCAAGCAAAGTGCCGGGGTTAGTGGCATTGGTCGCGTTGATATAGATTGAACCAACAGGATGCAGAGCCGCCATTGCTGCCTGAACAAAAGCTGTTGTAGCAATCTGAGTAGTGCTAGTGCTAACAGAAGCAGTAGGCGCAGCAGGCGTTCCAGTAAACGTAGGCGATGCCAGATCAGCCTTAGTCGCCACGGCCACCGCGATATTGACAAACTCCGTATTGATCTCTGTGCCTTTGACAATCTTCAGCGGGTCGCCAGAGGTAAGCGCGTCTTTTGTTGCAAAGTTGGTGCTTTGTACATAGTTGCTCATACTGTTTTCCCGTTCTTCGATTGAATCTCAATGCGTTGAATAGACAGAGCAGAGCCGTTAATGTTGGCCTCATAGCCAGTCTGCACGATTTTACCGCTTCCACTGGCCGATACACTTAAAGTCTGCAAAGCCACACCATTGGAATATTCGGCTATTACGGTAGCATTCGCACCGTATTCTGCAATGTTGTATTGACTAACTTTCTGCGTCGGTATTTGAGCATTGGCCGACAGATAATTTGTCGTAAAGTCAAAAGCCCATTTCATCGTTACAAATTGATTCGTGCCACCAATCACAACTACCTTTAGCCGCTTGAGCAGCGAGGTGACATTGGCATCGCCCAAGTCAGCATGGTTGGTGTAATACTGAAAGCGATAAGCGGTCGTATCGTCTTGTTCGCCGGTGTATTTTGCGATATAGCCGGTTTTTCCAAGCAGCAAATCACCATTGCGCCGAGATAGCAGCGCCGAAGGTTCAATAGAATCCCATGTCGTAACCCTGAAAGCGCCATCTTCCAACTGGCCGCGAGTGTCAAAACAAAACACCTCTTTGACAAACGGCAGCACCAGAAGATAAAACGCCTCAGTTTCAGAATAAACCGACTTAATGTTTGCCAGAGTTTCACCGGCAATGATGTTCATCAAGTCGCTACGCACGTTCTTTGACAAGTCGCCAATCGGCACAGACTTTTCAATTATCGTCCGCGCAAATGACCTTACGCCAGAATTGGACAAAAACAAAACGTCCTTGCCAGTGCTTTGAATGGAGTCTCTAGCGATGCAGCCGATACCCGCCACAGTGTCAGCCAGCGTTATTGTTGACGGTGTAGTAGCACCAGAATAGACAAGAATCTGGCGCTGGCCGAAGATAATCAGGAAGTTATTGTGCGCCGCTAGTCCCGTAATGTTATCTGCGCCATTCGGCCATACCTGATTAATGTTAAGCGTGCCGGATGTGCCGCCAGTCCAAACATGACCAGAAAGCAGATCAGAAAAAGATACAGTTGTATTGTCGGTGGTGGTATCTGCCACCCAGAGCCGACCGTAAGCACTGATTACAATGTTGCCCAAAGGCACAGTTCCAGCATAACCAGTTTTTTCACTGACGCGACGGAATGTCGTTGTGCTTACGGCAGGGTCAAAGATTAGAGGGTCAAAGCCTGATTGGAAGAAATAAGTGATGCCATTAAGCGATGCACAAGACCAATTGTTAGCCGTAATCGTCGGGGCAGTTCCACCGCCGCCGTAGGTCAATTCGACCACAGCGTTCGAGCTATCCAACTTGAATAGCTTGTTGTTCCCGGCAAACAGGATGGTCAATGTGCCATCGGTTTGCACTAGCTCATGGATTACACCAGGATTATTAGCCCCAAGCGTGCCGGATGATGCGTTTACTCTAGACCAGCCATTCCGAGACCCGATGCGCCCAAACTGGTCAATAACGCAATTTGTCGCAACCAAAGCAAAGCCAGCCGCCAAATCCAATGGCGAGTCTTGCGTATTCAACCCTAAAAATCCTGGGGCTGAAATGCTGGCTGTTTGAAGGGCTTGGCTCATATTGCAAAAAACTCTTGATTCTCAGGGTAGCGGGTGCCTTCCAGCGCAATCTGGTCGGCAAGCATGCCTCGGTAAAGCTGATACGCCTCGGACGAGTTAAGACCGCCATCTTCGCCACGTTCGACCAGCGCCCTTGCATAGGCGTTTTGCACCACCAGCGAGTCAGAAACAAGCACAGAAGTAGAGTCAGCAGCCAGTGTTGCCTGCGGCACAGTCAGCGAAAAAGGGATACTGTAGACACCATCAGGACGAGGATAAAGCACTACTTGAGTGTCTCCGTTACCGTCTACGCCATCAAATGAGTAATACTGTGGAAGCCCGTTAGTAGTAGGAACAAGATTTTGATAGCGGTTCATCTCGACAAAGGTAATGTTTTGCAGCCCGACATTCGATGTAACATTGATCGCGTCCTGAACCTGAAACTTCTGTCCAGCGCCAGTCATGGAATAGATGTAAGTTGAAGCCACCGTGGTAATGGTGACGGTTGTTCCAAGCACGTTCCAGCTAAAAGAGTCCTCGATCTGGCGCTTTGCATCGTTCACAAAAAGACCAATTAGTGTCGAATAGGTAGTTTCGTTGTTAGTAGACACTTGCGTTTCACGCAATCGAATCAAGACGTTATTGATAAGCTGGAGATAAGTCATTTCTTGTTCCTTGCACTAATTGCCTTGGCCTTGGCTTTTGCATCTGCTTTGCTACTAGCCCCCCATGCCTTTAAACTTAACAGAAGTCTAGTTGGTTCACCATTCTTGTACTCTGGGCCTGGATTTCCAGCCATTCTAGCTAAAAATGATGCCCTGCGTGGGTTGTCACCAGATTTCACCGGGGCTTTGATGTCTTGACCAGCAGCTTTCAGGCTTGCCCGGCCAGCAGCATTAAGTCCACCTTTAGGATTCTGTCCTTCCTTGCGCTGCCAAGCCGGGGTTTTCATCTGTAAGCCTTTACCTTTGCCGCTATCTTTTTAGGCTGTTTCACAAACTGCTTTCCAGCCTTTGTGCCTTCGCGCTTTGCCTTGGTGGTCGCCGCATACTCTGCCGCAGACAGGGCTTTAATAGCCTTGGCTGGCAGATAGCGTTCGCCAGTCTCGGACGAAGGCTTGCCACTTTTTGTTGTCCATTTCTGGGCTGTCCAATCCTTCAGGCTTTTCTGCGGGGCTTTCATTTTTTCTTAGGCGGCGTGTGGGTCAAAACTTTACTGGCTGGCGTGTGCTTTGCGCCGGTCATCAAGACAGAGCCGGTTTTATGCGTTGCGCCTTTGTAGAGCTTACCTTCTGGCGTGTAATGCGCTTTTGTCTTGCTCACGATTTATACCCCCCGCCTTTAGCCTTATATTGAACTGCCAGCATTTGCGCTTTACGGCCACTCCATTCGCCCGGATCACCGCCCTTTGTGCCAGCTTTGATGCTCTCAAACAAAGCCTTCCGCATAGTCGGCTTGGTGTAGTTTCCGGCTGCGTTGACTTTGCTTTTAGCTTTCATTTTTTCTTTCTAGATTCTGACAAAGCAATTGCCAGAGCTTGCTTTGGATTTTTGACAACCTTTTTATTGGAGGTCAATTTACCAGCGCCAAACTCTTTCATCACCTTGCTGATTTTCTTTTGGGCTGGAGTTTTCATACCAACTCAGTCACGGAAAATGTTGAGGTAGTCACCGCAACATCTTTGATAACGGCAATTTTCTGACCGGGACTTACCCGAACAATCTCAGTAAAGTTATTAGGCATCATAGGCGACGTTGTAATGCTGGCCGTTGGATTAGAGCCAATTTGAAAATGGCAATGTCCCGATGAGCAAGATAAACGAACCATCGTTGTAGACGCACCAAATGCCGTTGATTGAACGCTAGAAGTTGTGACAGTAAATACCTGCGTTACGCCCAAGCTAGGAACGCCAAGCGCAACTTGGTTAGGGTCAAGTTGAAAGGTTGACATTACTTGCCTCGCTTAGATTTAGTTGCCATGTTTTTGGCTGTCCGAGAGCCACGAACTGGCATAGCTTTTGGTTTTCCAACTGCAACCATAATGGTTACAGGCATGGCTTTTTTCGACATTTTCGGTGCTTTACCGTACATTGCATTGACTCCTAAATTGTGAATTTACGAGGACGGCCCCTCTTTTTTTCAGGGGGAATCATGGGCAAAGGCTTTACTTCTGGAACTTCTTGCTTCTCATCAACTACATCTACTCTTACGTATCCGGCATGACCACGCATCGAGTCAATGTCATACGGCTGCGTAAAAGTTACGGTATTGCCTGATTGCAAACAGCGAAATGTTGCCATAATTAACCTAAAAAGGGGGCCGAAGCCCCCTGTTTAAACGATACGAGCAATAACTAATTTTACAGTCGTTGATGCCAAATCAACCGCTGCGCCAGTAGTGTTGGTCGTTGCGATAGTGACGGTGCCAGCAGCCGAAACATAGGCGCGGCGAACAAGCCCCGCCTCACTAACGCCAGCCGACATCGCGATAACCACATCGCCCAAAACAACACCAGGAACAGCTACGGTGTCAGTTCCAGCGGCTTGATCTGCTACTGAAGCAGAATTCAAGGTACAAGTCACAGCCCACGTGTCACTAAAAACACCACGGAATTGGTCGTTGCCCTGTCGAGCAGTAATTGCAGTTGCAGCAGCCATAATTTATAACTCCTTAAAAGAATGCCCCCCCATTTCTGAGGGGGGTTGGTTATGGATTAGGCCGGGACAACCAGAGCAAACAGCGAAGCAGACTTAGCCGCGCCGACAGTCGCCGCATTACGCAAACCGGCAACACCGTACAGCGTGTCACTGGTAAACAGCGTCGAGAGGTAGTCTTGCTTGTACTGGATTTGCGACCGAATACCGATTTGCTCAACCAGCACCATCGAATCACGATGCCCCATCAGACACACCCGCGCAGCAGCCGAACCAGAGGTCGTGTCTGCGTTGCTGGTCGTAAAGACCGGAATGCCGTACAGGTTGCCGATTTCGCCATTGCGGATCGCGTTGCCATTCCCAACAAACGCTTGCTCGGTGTAACGGGCAAGACCCATCAGCGTGTTACGGCTGGACGGGGGAATGACAAAGAAACGCTGATCCATCGAAGTGTCGTTATCGTCCAGGCGCTGAATAGTGCGACGAATTGCCGCATCAGTCAGTGCGCTTTCGTTGTTGCTGGCGGCAACGTAAGCAGTCGTGCCATCGCCGCCGATAAAAGCACCAGTGGCGTATGCGTTGGTGCCAGCGCCGCCGTTGGACGAACGACCCAGGTTAATCAGGTCGCTATCAACAGCGCGGCTCAGAGCGTAGCCAGCGTCAGCAGTGTAGAACTGGCGCATAGAGGCCAGTGCTTGTGCTTCCGTGATGTCCTCAATGAAACGGCTGTATTCAAAGTGACGATTGATGGAAACTTGCACTTCGGACTCGGTATCGGCAATCAGGGTGACTGCGGTAGACGAGGCTTTAAGCGAAGCAGAACCACGGGTCGGGGCGGGGATGTGGATCACATCGCCTTTTTTGCCCTTGAAATTCATCTTCATAACGAGGTTCGCCATCACAAGATTTTTCTTGTAGGCGGCGATGATCTCGTCAGACCAAATATCAGCAAGAAAGGTTGCTGCGGTGGTATTGGTTACTTGCGGGGTAGGATATGCCATTTGTAATTCTCCAAAAAGGGTAAGTTATTTAACCCTGCCTTCAGCGTACGCTGCGAGTATTTCATCGTTCAGCGCATCGTATCGTGCAGGATCGTTCATTTTGAGCCGAATCAGGTCTGCCCTGCGGTAAACCCTTTTGCTACTCTCGCCACTTCCACCTGTATCAACTTGTGCGGCCCTCATGCTCTTGGCCCTAGTAGCGTCAGACGCTTTTTCGGACTGTTGAGCCTTTACGCCACGCAATTCCTTGTAGGTGGACAGCAATTCATGCGCCGAATCGTAATCAAATTCCCCATCAGCCCTAGCATATAGCCCCAGTCGAATAGGCGAGGATTTCACCCAATCCTGGAACCCTGTTTCATTCACAATCTGACTGAAATCAGGATGCTCTTTTGACAGCTTTTGTTGAATCTGCATCTTTTTGAAGTCTTGGCCAGCTTGCCGGGCCGCGAGAACGTCTGGATGCTTGTCGATTGTTGCCTGAACTGCCTTTTGCGGATTCTCAAAAAAGTCTACTTCCGGCTCTGCTTCTGTAGGTTGTGGCTTAG